GTAGACTTCGACGCTAAAAAAACGCCCTGTGAACGTGAACCTTTAGAGCTATTACAGCGCTTACAGCAAGCGATCATATTCTCAAGGCTGATCGGATCGCCTCCGTGTTTGATTGATTGGATATGGTCTACGGTGGTGGCATCTTGCCCACAATACGCACAGGTCCAGCCATCTCTGTTGAGCACAACTAACCTTTGTGCCTTGTATTTCCTGGTTAATCTAGGGTCCTGTCTACCGTGCACCATCAGTAATGACCAGTCTTTCTATGGTGTGCCCACGCATTACAGGCTGTCTCGTATCTGTGTTTGATATAGCGAAGCCCAATATCTATCTGCCTATATGGATCACGTTCCTTCATTCGTAGCATTTGTGGGATTCCGTAGGCTGTAGATTTAGGATTATCAGCTCTTGGATTCCATTGTGATTCACGTGTCCATAGGAGCTCTAAGCATCTATATTCCTTCGCATCTATTAGTTTAAAGTGTGCATATAACTTATAGTTATTAATGTCTTTTGGTGTGTTTATAGCTGAGGCTGGTGTTGTGCCTAATACACAGAGCGCACCCAATAGCACCAAACAGCGCCTGCGAGCTACACGCCTCAGCGGCTCGCCAGCGCGTATGGAGCGTATACCATAGGTCAAGTACAAAGCAATAATGTGGATAACTTTAACGGGCTGCCGGCGTGTTGTCCACAGGTTATTCAGGGTTGTGGATAACTTATTCATCGCACCCTACCTAACCCTGAACGCTTTAATGCAGCTACTGATTCATCACCCATTGCGAACATAATGGTCAAGTACTGGATCTGCGCGAAGCTATTACCACGTACAAACTTGAGCGCCGGGTCCATACACATAACCCCATCGGCCGTATCCCACGCCTGTTTGAACCAATTAGCCTTCGACGTAGGAACTAGACATATGCCGTCACCGTGCTCTATGAACTTCTCAATCCATTTACGCGGTGACGAGTACGGCGGATTCATCCACACCGTACCCTCCCAAGGCGAAGCCAGGCCATCATCGATAATCGTGTAATGGCGTTTAGCCGGAATCCACGGAATACCGCCCTCAGGCGAAGCTACGTCTAAATCGAACTCAATACCTAACGCCTCGAATATATGCGCTGGTGTGTAATAATCGTCTGATGAGCCCGTATCGATCAGGTTATACCCAAACTCCATATCTAGGGTCTCGCTCATTATTTACCCCACATAATCTCGGTATCGCCCTGGTTAAACGTCATTATGACCGAATGGAAGCTAGAGCCCTTTCGTAGCTCACCAGCCTCGTCATAATACGCAATACGCCTGGATGGCACGTACACGCTTGGATAGCCATATTCGCGGTATAGGTTGTGCCGGTTTACCCCACCAAGCGCATCGATTGGTAGCACTAATACGCTCTTTAACCCGTATTCGTATACCTTGCGAATTATCTGATCTTTAATGCTAAACGGTGGATTAGTAATAATGTAATCGGCGATATGGAACTGGCCATCTATAAAGTCTTGAATCCCATATATGACGGTGTGTTCCATCGCCTGTAATGTCTTGACGAATAGGCTATTAGCCGAATCAAACGGGCAAAGGATGAGTGAATTAGGCTCCGGATCTAATAACTCAATAGCGATATCCACGGTCTCCTGGCTTGTATACCATTCATCCGAGTACACGTTCTTTGTAATTCCGTTTAATGTCATTGTTCCTCCATTAAACATACACCCATAACACCACATTTAGTACATTGTAGGGTTTTAACGTTAGGCGGCAGGTTGTCCGTAATGATCCGCTCGATCTGTTCGGTTACCTTTTTGCATTTACGGCACTCGTATTTACGACCTCGCCGGCCACATCTCGTACGTTAAATCCACCCAAGCCTGTTTGCCACTTCTTGCATTGATCGCAATATTGAGCAGCTACGACCGTTATATTTCCATCGTCGTGGATCGTGGTTGCGTAGCCATCTTTAATAAACGTCAATTCTCCCATTACAGTTTTACCGCCTCGTCTATGTGTAAATATGCGACTGTCTTATCAACTGGTATGGTCTTGTTAAACGTTGATGCCGGCAGTTTTCGCGTCGTCCAAGTAACCTTTATCTTGCGTAGGTTGAACGCATATATGCCCTGAGGCGTTGAATTGATATAAAACGGTGTAAAGCCTAATTTGTCCGCCTGTTGTACCAGTGACTCGTGCTTATCCTTTTCCAGGATTAGCTCGTCATAGTGTGTATGGCGGCACTTTAGCTCGATGATTAACCGATAGCCCTGGCTGGTCGCATCGATATATTCGAAGGCATCGCTGCTCATTTCCAGGTCCTCTAAATAGCGATTCTTTATGTAGTCAAAAAGTCCGGCCTCGGTCATAATGACAGCATCCATATAATCAGTGATATCTGAATTATTACGAGGATGAGGACTAATTTGTTTTTAGTCATACTTGCGGCTTCCATTTTCCATCAGAGGCTAAAACGTACCAATTCGGGTTACATTGGTTAGCTCGGTTCTTTTCGGTGCATCGGTACGCCGCCCAAGGCTTCCCGGTTTTACCCGTACCCTCGGCCCAGACCATCGTGCCGTGAGGACAGCGAGGCGCGGCAGCTACTAATTCACCACCAAGCCCTGCGGCTATATCGGTTATAGCTGTGGCCATTGTAGGAATGTCCTCGATCGCAGCCTTGGTGCTCCACGGGTCAGAATCGGCCGGTAGAACCTCTACCTTTTCCATATCCTGACGTGTAGGCCTTCCGGCATCACTCGGGCTCAATAGCCCGATCACGCGGCCGTAAGCGGAAGTGACAGTATCCTCTACCAGCCATCGCTTCATATTGTTTGGCAGTGATGCCACGTTGCCATAAGCGTAATCCACGGCACTCGGTACGTGATCCTCGTATTCACGATAGGCCTCGGCCCTAATTAAAATCGTGCCCTTGGTTAAATCCATATCCTCAATAATGGCAACCAGTCTGCCTGTCGGATGCTCAGATCGAAAGCGCTTAATCCTGCTATTTACATCCTCGTAATTGTCTAAAAATCCCATTTAGATTAGCTCCTTGTCTTTCAGAGCCTGTGCTATTGCCCGGCCGCGAATAAACCCTTCGCCGTGCCCCTGGCGGTAACCGATTGAATATCCGATCACCATAAACATAAAGCCCATACCGCAAGCGGCAAGGCCTATTAATAGGTCCATACTGTTCATTGTTCGCCCTTTGTTAAGGCCGAGCAGCTACCAAACCGAGTAGCCCTCCCGGCGTTTGTAGTAGCAGTATGAGGCCTACCACTGACAAAAGGCAATTACCTGGCTAGGCGTGTCTCCAATAATATTTCATATATCTTGTCGATCTTTTGATCCATACGTTCCTGACGGGCTTCTATGTGGTCAATCCGACCGCGTAGGTTATGGCCGCCGTTGCCGTCAGGCTTTAGCTCGGACAGGTAATACTTTACAAAATGACGGATAAGCCCAGCCCCCAGCCCCAAAATGGTACAACTCCCCAAAGTTATACCGACTACGAGCTGGACTTGTTCCATTACTTCTTGACCCCAAACTGACCTTCGGAAGGTTGAAGTGCTTTAAGTAATGGCCCGATTAGCCCAGCGATGAACGCGTTAGCCAATACTTTCGGATCTGATATACCGGACATATACAACGCAGCGGCGCTAGCCAGCGCAGCGCGACCGTAGGATTTTGCAGCAGCTATTGCTTGTTCTTTCATTTTGTGCTCCTTAGTGCCCTTAAGGATTTTGGATAACTATAAACCTAAAGTCTCGATTAAGGCTTTAGCCTTGGCTGGTGTCACATTGACTTCGAAGTGCATATCGTCCGGACGGCTCTTAAAATCGCCACCCCATTTTAGGCCGTACTTCTTAGCCAAGGCCCGAATCATTGGCACCTTTTCAGCAGGGAATGTATCAAACTTACCTAATGGGTGTTTAGTCGCGTTTAGATCGATAGCCGTACCCGATGAATGGCAGCTAAGTTTGTCAGTGGTACCGCGTACCATTCGGAAAGCGTAACCCCAATCATCCAAGCCGCCCTCATCGATCGGCTCGATTAGCTCGTGAAACTCCGCAGCAAAGGCGGCCAAGAGAGGCCCAACACTCTCGGCGCACCTTAGCTTACGATCCGTACCCCTTACAGGGTAGGACTTTATTTTTATCTCGGCCGGATCTTTAGAGGCCGGGTAGCCGTTATAACTTGTTTCCATAATCGGGGTTATCTCGATTTAGGTATGCCTGATAATCTGCGTTTGTTTCGTCAATAGGTATATGTGACTCACCACCATCCGCATTAGTTTTACGAATAAATGAGCCCAAAGGATTTTCTACTAATTCATACATATTATAACTCCGCACTTAGGTCTAGTGTTCCTACCGTTCCTGTACTTCTTGTTTGGAAAAGAGTTGCATTTCCTGCAACCAATCCTGATGCAACCGTCATATCAGGTTTATACGAGCTTTTTCTAATATTATAAGAGGCTAAAGCTGTAATAGCCACCTCCGTATTAGTTGCATTTTGTAAACTAAAAAAACTTGCCGTCGAATAAGTAATAGTCGGTGCGACTCTCATAACAGGATAATTCACGGTAGCCATCGCTAAGGTAGATGAATAACATTGGCCGTTAGAGATTTGTTGGCCATTACCCTCACCTGCAAGACGATTAAAATAATACAAACAAGCATCCAATTCTAAAGCATAAGTAGAAGCATTAGGACTATATGCACTTGCCGATCCTGCGATCTCGAGTTGCACTCCCGTAATCTCGTAATAATCTGCCGCTCCCGCCGTACCCGTAGGGATAGCCTCAAACCACGGCATTACTTCGGTTATTGTTGAGCCTAAAGTGGCTGAATAACTAAAGCGCTGCCACGTTGTCGTGAGGGTAATCGTTTGATTTATCGGTTTAGCACTACCTGTATATGATCCTGCAATGGCGTTTTGATCTGTACCCGTACCAGTTTCTAAAAATACATTTAGATTACTTGAGGTAGGAGAGTAGTTAGCACCCTTGCGAGCATAAAAAGACATCGTTACGGTTTTACCTGCATACTGTAACGAATTTAATGTCTCAAAAGGCTGACCAAAATAAATACCATTAGTAGAGGTATTACCAGAGTCGCGTTGTACTCTCGCGCAATATTGGATAAAAGGTAAATTAGTTGTATCGCCTGTAGCTTGTCGGCTTACTGTCAAACCTGCGACGCTTGCTTGTCGAGCTTGTTGCCATCGATCGGCTCCGTATGAGTTACCCGATGCTACGGATGTGCCTCGTTGCCATACGTTAAATTGTGAATTTAATACGCCGTTTTTACCTGCGACGTTTGTAGATCCACCACCGCCGGCCGTAGCCCACGCAAGGCCCGTAGCTGCCGTTGAGTCTGCCGTTAATACTTGGCCATTAGTACCGACGGCTAAGCGAGCCGGTGTATCGTTAGCCGTAGCTGCGATTAAATCGCCCTTAGCATCGACGATGCTATTTTGGATTGCGTTAGCATCGTCTGAGGTAACCCAAACGAAGTCCATATCTGTATTCGAGTTCTTGCTTAATACCTGTCCGCTGGTGCCGCCCTTAAGATCGACCAGCGAAGCATCGATAGAATCTCCTAATGCCTCGATAGCCGTAGCTCCATCTTTGACCAGATCGGTCGAAGTTGGAACGGGCCAGTTAAAGTTCGGGGTAACCGTTGCCATTATGTCAAACCTCCAAATGCGTTTTCCCACTCAAGTGTAGCGTTTACACCTGTCCAAATGAGGCTAGGCGGGCTTACTGTGTCCCACTGTGGCGCAACCAGTGAGAAATCTGTAGGGCTAAGCGTGAGCGTAATGTCCACGAATTGAGGCGTAGCCCTGATGGCAAAACCCTCCAGGAATCCATTAAAGGACCCGTTAAACATATTGATCGGAAGGTCGTTAATAACGATAGGTTCACCAAAGAATACGTTAATCAGCTTGTTACGCTCGGCATCGGGCAGGTCCGGGTTATCCAGGCGGAAAGTAATACTTTGTAGCTGCTCACGTGGAATAGCACGGAGGCCCAGTTCGCGGTCCATTACATCCTCAACGTCGGTTAGGTTGTGAAGATTAGAATTAACGCTGCGCTGGTATCGGCCGTACGTGGCGATAGAGGAGGCATCCA